TATTTTTGCCAGAACTTTTGGTATATGACCCAACACAATCGGCAATGCCAGAAGCGGATCAATTAACACAGCTAGACCCGATGGACCCAAACACATATAAGACAACAATCCATTGGCCTGAACCACTGCCTGTTGATGCGCTTATTAAACTTAATGAGGCTCAAGCAAAAATGGCATTGGGTATTGAATCTAAAAAGGGTGCACTTCGTTCGTTGGGTGAAGAGTTCCCGAATGAGAAGATGATTGAAATCTTTGATGAGCTTATGGATGACGCAATTGATCAAGGTGCACTTGATATGGTACGTGCACAAATCGGTCAAGCAGTAATGCTTGCTACTGGATTGCTACCAGATACATCCGGCATGCAAACGACCTCCGCTGGAGGTGCTAATGTATCTAGTGCGGGAAATTCGGGAACGGGTGGACCGCTTCCAGGTGTTGGTGGTATTCCACCAATTGAGGAAGATTTAATTAATAAAATGACTAGTCGGGCATACGGCGCAAGATTTGCACAGCGTCGTGTTCCAGACGAAGACAAATAATTCGTAAACCACATCAGTAAATATTCGCTAAACAACACATAGGAGAAAATTATGGCAAAGCGAGAAACAGATGAAATCACCATCCCTGCAATTGCAGTTGATGCGTTTAATGAAGCGGCTCAACAAGTAGCCCCTAATAATCAAGTTACCCCAACGGGTAAAATCTTTTCTGAGACAGATGTTGAAAACATCCGTAAGCAGGAAAAAGACAAGATGTACAAGCGTCTTGAAGAAGCCGATGCACGAGCAAAGGCAATGGAAGAACAACTTAAATTACTTGCACAAGATCGTGAGGCAGCTATTAAAAAAGCTGAAGAAACGGCTCGTGCTGAGGAAGAAATTCGCAAACAACGCGAATTTGAAGAGCTTACATCCAAGCAATTGTTGGCCAAAACCGAAGATGAATTCAACGCCAAAATCAAAAACATTGACGCTGAGTGGCAATCCAGGTTTGCAGCAATTGAAGAGGATCGCAAGTCTCAACAAGCGTTGCTTGAAAAAGAGCGCGAATTGCGAGAATTAGAAGCTTACCGTCAGCGCAAGCTTCACGAGGAACAAGAGAACATCATTCCAGAATTGATTGATCTTGTTGCTGGTAACACTATTGAAGAGGTAGATGCTTCAGTAGATATCTTGCGCCAACGCAGTGCTGCTATACTTCAAAGTGTCCAGCAAGCGACTCAACCACGCCAACTTAAAGGCGTGTCAGTTACTTCACCAGTGTCTGGACCAATGGAAAACCAACAGGAATACCAAACGTTGAACTCGGATGACATCCGAAACATGACAATGGACCAGTATGTTAAAATGAGAGACAGGCTATTAAGTTCACGATCCAACAAGGGTCGTTTTTAAGGTCCATATTCAATAGGAAATCTAGGAGATAAATTATGGCAATTCCAGGCCCACAAGGTGGCGCAATTACAGGAGCAGGTCTTACGTCAGTAACGACAACAGGCTACTCAAGTGATGCAACACTTTCACCAGCAATTCAACAGATTTGGTCAAAAGAAATTTTGTTCCAAGCAATGCCAGTTCTTCGCTTTGAACAGTTCGCTGTAAAGAAGACAGAACTTGGTGTAATGCCAGGTCTCACAATCAATTTCATGCGCTATTCAAACTTGTCAACAGACGAGGCATCGGGCGCAACTTTGACTGAAGGCGTACGCATGGAGCCAGTGGCTCTTTCAGCATCACAGATTCAAATCACGGTTGGTGAACAAGGACAGGCTCTTGCAGTAACTGAACTTCTCCTCAACGCATCGTTTGATGACGTAATGGCATCGTCAAGCCGCTTGCTTGGTCGTCACATGGCACAATCAATGGACATCCAAGCTCGCAACACTCTCTACCAGAATGCAGTTCCATTCTCTGGTGGTGCAGCAGTTCCTCCAAGCGTTGTGTTTGGTCGCAAGACAAACGGTTCAACACGTGGTTCAATTGCTCCGTACGAGTACTCAGCTGCTGGTACGTACAATGACCCAGGTTACCTCTCACCTGCAACCGTTAAGGACGCAGTTGAAATTCTTGCTGGTCAGAACATCCCACGTCTTGGCGACACTTATGTTTGCTTCGTCCACCCATCACAGAGCCGTGCTCTTCGTGACTGGCCGGAATTCATTGAAGTAACTAAGTATGCTGCTCCAGGCAACTTCATGCTCGGTGAAATTGGTCGTATCTACGACGTAGTATTCATTGAGACAACTCAAGTTGTACAAGGTGGCGGTCCTGCAGACCTTGTGTCGGGCACAACTGGTGCACAAGCACCAACAGCAACTTCATACAGCGCCATCATGATTGGTGACAACGCTTTCGGTCACGCTATTGCATTGCCAGTAGAACTCCGTGACGGTGGTGTCATTGACTTTGGTCGTGAGCATGGTCTTGCTTGGTACGCAATTTGGGGCTTCGGTATGATTACTGGAGAATCCCGTGTTGTTATCAACACTAAGGGCGGAGCAATCGGCGCTGCCTAATCTCTAAGATTTAAGTGGGGGTTAATACCCCCACTTTATTCTTAACTACACAAAAAGGAGCCATAAAATGGCACGTGCTAAAAAAGAAATTAAAGAATTTGTTGAGCAAGATCAAAGTTTGTACGCTATTGAAAGTGATGAGGCGCAAGTACTTGATCCAACTACTAAAGACGACTTGGTATCAGCAAGGGTCAAAGGTAGCTGGGTTATGTTCTGGAGTCAGACAAGCTATTCATTTGTGGATGGACAGCGTTACAAGCTTCCTCGTGAATTGTTTAACTATCTTAAGAAATCAGGAAACATCTACGACACGCTCTGAGGTTTAAATAATGACAGGATTCATAGTACCGAACGCAAATCAATTTGGTGTATCAATCCAAAGTTTAGACCAAGCAGAACCTGATTCATTAGATTTTGAAATTGTCGGAAACAACCGCTATGCGGTTCTTTCTGGTTTATCTGCATCTTTCCTTGCAGCCTCTAATGGCTCAGCAATCGTTGCTGGTGGGGAAGTAATCATTGATGGAGTCTATGGATCTGTTCCTGGAGACACCTTGACATTTACTGCTCCTTCTGCCGATCCACGATTTGATTTAATTGTTGCGCAAAATAGCGCTGGTACTTTTTCTTTAAATACTGTGATTGGCACTGCAAGTGCAACCAATCCTGTTTTCCCAACAGTTGCTTCTACTCAAATTGTGCTTTATGCTTTGTACAGAAAATCTGGGGAAACTTTTGGCAACAACAGTGTTGTAGATAAACGCAAATTAACATCTACAGTTATCCGTAGTGGAACTGGAGTTCCTCCTGCAGTTGGTGTAGACGGAGATTTGTATATTCGCACTGGCTTTACACCAGCGTTGGGACAATCATCTTTGTATGTAAAGCATTCCGGATCTTGGCAAAACTTAGGTGTATACACAGTAATTCCAGATGTTCCTCTGAATCCATTTTTGCTTGTTGGATTGTGAGCGAGGAACTTCTTCCTACTCCTACGGGAACTGTTACAGACATTACAAGAGTTCGCCGCGTTAGTTTGGGGCGTTTCAGAGAACAACAGCCTGCAATGAACCAAGAGTTGCAAGACACTGTTCCAGGTTCTGGTTCTGGCGATCAATAATAAAGTAAACTATTATCATGCATACAGTATTTGACCCTGCTTCAGTAGAAACCATTACGACTATTGCTAGAGGGTTTTTAAGAGACTTTCCTAAGTTCTTTCAAGTGTCATTTAACGCAGTAGGTAGAACTTACGAATTAGGTAACCCAAACATTGACGCTGATTCTCTATGGGTTGCTTCATACACTAATACTACTCCCGTAACAATAACTTCAAACACGTCTGCTAGTTCTTACTATTCGCTAGACGCACGCAATGGTATTTTGCGCTTCAATCAAACTCCTCCTTCTGGCGCAAGTATCTTGGTTGAAGGCTACTACTACGAATGGGTTTTGCCATCAGACCTTGAATTTTACGCAAACCATGCTATTGAGCAACACGTTTACAATCTAGATTTGCCGCTTGAAAGAATGTCTGGAATTGTTATTGACACCATTGGCATGAGCTGCGTTGTGGAAGCTCTATGGGGATTGCTTACCGAATACAGCCGAGATATTGATGTTACAACTTCAGAGTCAGTTCATATTCCGGCAAGCCAGAGGTTTAGGATGGTTCAAAGCTTACTTGATTACTGGTCAAAGGCTTACGAAAAACAAGCTAAAGCGCTAAACATTGGTCTTGAACGAATTGAAATAATGAACCTTCGCCGTGTTTCTAGAGGAACAAACAGGTATGTGCCAATTTACAAGTCTAAAGAACTTGGAGAATATGGTCCGATTGAACGACTGTTTCCAGAAATTGGAGACGGTGTTATCAACATTGAAGAACCTGAAGACAAACAGATTAGCGATGTTTTTGTCACGATTGAACCTGGGGTAACTACCAACTCGTCTGCTATCTACGGAATATAAAGCATGGATGGTCGCAGAGAACTTGCCCATATTCGCAAGAATTACCGTCAGTATCACCGACAAGTTGGGGAAACTATAGCGTGGTTTAGTTTCATCCCTTTCTCGCCTACAGGCAGTGAATACGATGATGTGTACGATGAAGGACCGTACGGGTCGGATGGTAAGAAGTACAAAGACAAAGTCATTGTCCCAGTATTGATGGTTACTGAAACCGAAGATACGAAACGAGCTATCCCAGAAGGTAGGCAACCAGTACAGGTGGTAAACGTTGTTTTGTCTATTGCCGACATGCGAGATGCTGGTATTGAAGAACCTTATGAATACCAAAGACACTTAAACGACATGTTTATGTATGACGCTAGGTACTATAGCGTTACCATGTACCGCGTGCGTGGTCGTGTGAAAGATGATGTTTTGGTTGTTGTTGAAGGAATTGAAGTTTACGTAGAT